ATTCTCCTCGTTAACTAAAAAGTTAACTCTTTTTTAAATTTAGCTTAGTAGGACTCTAGAATTAACAACATGTTAACTAGGCTACGAAAGCTTTTGTTGTTTACAAGCTATTATACATATTTAACGAAGCTTGTTTTTCGTTGTTGTCTTCAAAGTGAGGCGGTGCTAAAGATTTCGAAGTTATTTTAAGCCTAATCGTTTAATCGCTTCTTGAAATCTTTCTTCATCACTGAGATACACTACCTCGTTGACTACTGTCCCCTTGTTTATACTATTGTTCCCTAATGTTGCTCTTGACGCTGTAGCCTTTGTTTCTTTTGGACTACTAGTTTGCGGCTTGATTTCTTCCGCTTTAACAGCAGGGAGGCTGTCAACCTTTAGTTTACTACCAAATTTCTTGGTCTTCGCTAAACTTGCTAACCTTGCTTCTTCTTCCTCGTACAAAATGTTTTCAACGATTTCACAGACTTCTTTTGGACTCGGTACCTTTCCCGTTTCCTGAAAGATTACTTCCGCTGCGTCGAGTAACATTTCCATATCTGACCGTTCACGTAATAGCTCGAAGCTATCGTCAGATTCTATTAGGCTGCTCATAGAGCTTGAGAATTTTGAAATCTCGTTAGCGACTTGGTTCCGATAACTTTCCGCTTCCTTACGTGAGATGTCAGCTTCCAGTTTACTAACTTTTCGGGATAACTCAGCGGTCTCAGGATTCTCTGGACGCTTGTTTAAGTGGTAATTTGTAACATCATCTATAGACAAACCTAGTTTCTCTACCTTTTTCGCGATATCTTTCTCTTCTTTAGCTGACTTGAACTCGTTAAACTGTTGCCAATCTGGCGATGCCTTAAAAGCTTTAATTTCCTCAGCTTGCTTCTGTAATTCCCGCTCTCGTTTACTAAGTATACTGAAGCGGTCTTTTTTCTCCGGTGTTCCCACGGCACTAGGTGCCGCCTTCGACTCCTCAACAACCACGGGGGCTGGGGTGGCTTCGTTACTTGGGGTGGCTTCGTTACTTGGGGTGGCTTCGTTACTTGGGGTGGCTTCGTTACTTGGGGTGGCTTCGTCGGCAGGTGGGGGGGCTTCTAATTCGCTGCCATCTGAAAAAGCTGATACAAACTTTATGGGTGTGGGTTGAAATCCCGCGTCAATTACTGATTCGGACATATATACGTCTCCTGTTACATAATAGGTGGTAGGGCAGGTAATGCTGCGGGGGCAGGTAATGCTGCAGGAGCTGCTGCTGCTTCAACTGGCATCAAAGGTTTACCGCTCGCATCTAAACTAGTTATCGGTGTTCCATTCTTTTGTTCAGTATCTACGTTGTCTAATAGTCGCTTGGCTTCATCAATGTACCTACGTAGTAAACTTAAAGTAGACTCAGGATAATCTAGTAACCTACACTTGTTGTAGTATAACACGGCTAACTGCATAGCCTTCGATAAATCATCATAATCTTCGACTCCAATGTAATCCCCGGTTTCAAGCATCCTTTCAATGTTTCTCTTGAGTAGTCTAGTTGGTGATAGTTTCAAGTTAGTAGCTGAGTCTAAATCTGGATAATCTAAGAGGTCAGTAGCTAACTCAGGGTCAATTAAACCCGCTTGCAGCATTTCCTGTACGGTCTCTAGTCTCGCAGCGGGTTCGTGGGGCAACGCCGACGTTGGGAAACATTGGATAACAAAGTGTTCTTTGTCTAATGCAAAATCCTTGTAATCTAGCTTCGTAATACCTTCAATTTTGTCGAAACACATAGACTTGTAGCTTCCACCGTCTTTAATAATTTCTTCTGCTTCCTGGACAACTAAGTGAGCTATATCAATGTGTAACTGTTGGTATAGCTGGCCAGTAATCATAAATCGCTCTGTTTCAATGTCCGCTATAGTTCTTAAAGCTCGCCCAGATGTGTTAGCACCCATTGTACTTCTACTAGTTGCAGACATTTGGGAAATCCCAGAAATCTCGAAAGCTTTGTTATATAAGTAATCTAGACGGTCTGAACCTGATGCTGTGATACCCGAAGTCAACATGACTTCAGGCTTCTCACCTGTATAGTAAAGGATATCGCCAATACCATTAGTCATCTGGCTTGCGTTGATATCTGAACCTTTAGGAATCAAGTACCTTGGGCTTTCTATTAGCTGCATACATTTTTGTTGGTGCCTAATTAATCTGTTAATTTCTTGCTGTATACCCATTAGCTGCTCGCTAATTCCCATCCCGAAGAACCCTAGAGGTAACTCATTATATCTTAAGAACGCGAATGGGAAGTTTGGACGTGTCCACTCTTCTTTATACAGCGTTGCCCCCTCGCAGCATATTACATGCTTACCCACTGTCTCTTCAGTACCTAAATACCAACCCTCAACAACGAGGATGACTTCAGTAGCCTGACTACCAAACTGAGATACCCGCTCACTCGCACAGTTGTCTATTTCAACTTTAAATTCCGGGAACATATCCCTTAAGCTGTGTCTAGGTATAAACTTTACTTGGTACATAGCCCTGGGGTTGCCATAATAAGCATCCTGGGCGTCAACTATTATTTCATCAGGAAACACTTTTTCTATAGTAATCGACGGATTCTTGCCACTAGTTGCATAAACTTTAGCTATCCCTGTTCCAAAAATGCAAGCGTCTTTAAGAATACGAGGTGCTAATCGATCTATCTTAGACTTGTAGAATTCACCACGTATAAATTTGTTAAGTATCTTTGCTTTCTTTTGTTGCTCGAAGTTACCACCCTCCGTTAAGAACGTTGGTAGTATTCGGCTTTTTGATAGCTTAGAAACTAATGTGTCTATACAGCTTTGCACCACATTTAAGCTCAACTTTGTCGCCCTTACGTCATCTAAAGAGTTCTTACCGAGAACGAAGTTACTCACACTTAAGTTGCCAACCTCTGTGTTACAGTAGAGCTTCATATGTTTTACATTAGCACTGCTGATACCCGTTGAACCCTTTAGTATGCTAGAGACTAAGGTATACAGTATCTCGTGTTCATCGTTTTTCTTTAGGAACCAGTAGTTTTCGTCATTTGTGTGTTGCATTTATTTCTCCTTTAAGCTTAGAAGAAGCCGTTGTTACCTCAACCTTCATAATCTTCAAGCAATCGTTGTTGCTGCCTTAAATAATATTTCTCGGCTTCCGCAATCTGCTTAACTTCTTCTGCTTCATAATATTCTATAGAGCCGACTACCGGCCTATTAGATAACTGTGGTGCCTGGCCAAAATAGTGTTTACTCGCTCTCCAGCCATATAATGCGGCATCGAGCAAGTGGTTATCTTGTTTAGCACTTTCAACCTTTTTACCACGTCCGAAAGCTTCTCTATCCCATTGTAGATTGTAAGCTTCTATTAACAAATCTTCGCAATTAGAATGGTCTTCTGCAGCCAACTTTATAAAACCCTGTACTAAATCGCTATTCATCACTTCAATGAAGGCGGTTTTAGCAGACTTTTCTGCGGCGTCTACATTATGTAACGAGAACCTCGACTTCATTGTTTCGACACCCTGCCGATTGGCGGAGTCAATTACTGATTTAACAAGTTTATAATTACGTTGATATAATTGTATTTTAGTAGACACTTCTGCTAAGTCCATAAATCGATACTTCTCAGCTTTTATTAGGTATAAATTAGGTGACTCAGGGCAGAACGCCCAGAGGACAAACGCCGTTGCGTCAGACCACCCGATATCGACACCCAACACGTATAACCAATCATGACTTTTGGGTTTTGGTATATCTATAAAGTTATTCGGGTTCCATTTGTATACTCTCCAGTTATCTTCGACAACCCAGCGACCAAGCCAGTTGCGCTGGTATTCGGAAGTGTTCGGAAATAACGGATTGTTCGCTATACTTTCTTCTAACTCAGCCCTAATTGCCTTGGATACATGTGGGTTGTTTTCCCAAGACCACGAGCGAACGGACCATTTGTGGTTGGTCTCGACGCCAGTTGTAACATCGAAAAAGAAGCCAGCGGGAATATCTCCCGGTGTTCCTATCATAATAATAGAGCCCCCAGTTTCTGCAACCGTAGGCTTCAAAGTATCATAAATTAAGCTTTTTAAGTGTACTCCGAACGCTTGTGCTTCATCAATAACTACTAGTTTGAATGCGTTACCTAGTAATTTATTTAAGGCGTCTCTATCTTCGTCTGCACCACCTAAAGTTATTGTGGAATTCGTTGAAACTAACGTGATAGTGAGCTCAGCTTTGTTGGCGATGTATTCAATATTATTTGCTTGTAGTATTTTTAGAATCTTACGACTCCACATAACACGTTTAGCAGTAGACCGCGTTAAACCGAGATAAATTACATCACAGTTGGGTGTGTTAAGAGCCTCGATTATAAGTAAGTACGCACACATTTCAGACTTACCACTTCGGCGTGTGCAAAATCCAGCTTTTAGCTTACTTTTGTCCTCTAAGAAGTCAATTTGTTGTTTAAATAGGAAGTTCTTCAACAATTTAGCTAAAGAAACCTTATTTTTTGTCTCCTTTTTCGCTTCCTGACGCCTAAGAGCCTCTTCAAGTAACCTAGTACTCATGAGTCAAGTCCTCGATAGCTAATTTCAGGTGCATATTGTATATTAACGTTTCCATCACGAATCAAGTAGTTGGCCCAATTTGGAGAGGGGTTTCCTACGTAAACCCTACCGGTTATGTCAGCGAATAACGCTTTTCCAATACCGAAACGTCTAAATGTTAGCTTTGTATATATGAAGTCTACTGCAAAACCTTTTATATCACTGAACTGAGGGCAAAAGTCAAATTCATAGGCTATATACCCATAAATATGATTGTTGTCTTCGGGGTCACAAGCGACTTTGACGATGTAATTAGGTTGTTGTAGTAAGCAAGTGATAGCAAATGCCTCCGACATAATTACTTCTTTACGGGGTCTTGGATATCTATTGCCGCCGTTATACTTAAAATAGTTGTCAACATTGGTATTGGACCAGCTGTTAACTATAAACCTGATATCTGATGCCTCTGCGTTACGTAGTATAAACATAATAGGGTTAACCTCGTCCTCTAGTTGAAGCTTTCTTTTTCTTTTTGCTACCACCACTGCCAACTGGCCGTCCAGGCTGTGGGAGCAAGTTTCTAGCTATCGGGGTAGCTTCATATTTCATTACTTCCGTTAGCAATTCACCAAGTTGGCTATCCGTTAGCTGCTCAATATGTTGTTTGCGTTCCAAATCCTCTGCAATTGCTAATGTCTTCATAAGCCCTTGCAAATGGGCCATCGGAATTTGACAATGGGAGC